TTTCCATTGCCTGTGTTTCCCATGAGTTAAAAATAGAAACTTTGCCCACGTAAGTGTTCACGTGCCCCCACTCGTATTCTTCGCATTGCATAAGGTCGCCATCGCAGACGTAAAGATATGACTTGACTGGTTTTTCCTTGCTCATTTTCCCTCCGTTATGTATTTTGCCAAAAGCTCTTTTATACGTACATTGTCATCTTCCTGTATAAGCATGTATTCCCTTTTTGGAATGACAACTTCTTTTTTGGAAACCCATTTTCCTTTAACCTTGAATTTGAGGTTCTTGGCGTTCTTTGCTTTTATGATGCCGCCGAAGTTGTGTATTGCGGCGTAGGGTTTGTTGGTTGCAATGACCACGGTGTCGCCATCTACCCTGTAATGAATTGACCCCATAAGACCGCCTCGCGTTCCCAGCCCTACAAGCGTTTTTTTTCCACTGCTCTTTTTCCACGGTTCCGGTCTGCCGCCTTTTATGAAGTTTTGCCTCACGCTGGAAACGACTAGCTTGCCAATCTGATTTAGGCATATCCGCTTGTCCCTAGCCCTTTTTTGCATTTCCTTGATGTACGCCATCGTCACATCGGCAAAAAATTTAACTATCATTTGACGGTTCTCCTAGAAATATACGTTAAATTTTCCCGTTTTTTTTAACATATCCAAAAAACACATATAAAAACTATACATATTATTCATTTTCTACCTCTTTCTCCAAAAAAATTCTATATTATAGTAGCACACGGTCTTGGCTATAAGGCAGCCTATTATCGTCGTATGGTCTAGACCGTGTTGCTTTTATGGTTTTTCATAAATAACGACTCCTTTTACATCCATATCTTGGTACGTAGTCCAACCTTTGAAAGCTGGCTTACTTGTATCTTTTATTATTCCGTTTTCAAATCCTATATCTTTAACCATTCTGCCATCAAAAACCACCTTAATTGGAATATCCTCGCCATCGCATTTGAATGATTTGTAGAAAACTTGCCTTATTGCAACTTTGCCTGTTCCCTTGCTTTTCGTAAATTCCACCGCTATTCTTTGAGGGTCGTTTATTGTGCTTGCCATCAATTCCACATATTTAGATCTACTTTCCCATTTAGACTGTTCTTTTCCTGCCAAATGATCGGTTAAAAATTTAGTATCAACCGCATAGCTGAAAGTAAATCCCTTTCCATCGCTTTTTTCAAATGTTTTGAAATCTTTCTTTTCAACGTTCAAATACTCGTTTAAAACCTTTTTGAACTGGGCTGGGGTGAGAGGGTCTTTAAGCGGCTTTATGTTCGTTTCCAATGGAGTCAGTGGCTCCGGCTTTTTGCCTTGTTTATAATAATTATTTTGCGGAATCGGTTCCCATTCCCCTTTGTATTTCTCTTTTTGCTGTTTGTAATACTCTCTCATCGCTTCCGCGTTTCCCTTGTCTGCCATTCCGGGGTTGTGGTCCCAGCCAGCCCCTTCCATTTTTGCATCTTGCATAGGAGTTTTAGGTGCTTTTTCCCTTATCCCTATTTTTTTCGCTTCCTCTTCAGTCAAAGGCTCTTTCCAGCATCTGCACCCCCAGCCGCAGGGCGGAGTGTGGGTAATCCACCACGGGTCGTTAATTGGCAGCACAACATCATTCCACACAGCGTGTTCGTCCCTCACGCTGCCGTCCCCCATCGTTTTGTATATGGCATAAGTCCAGATGTCTTTCATATCGGGGTCGTGCATCTGCTCCTCTCGCCCTGCCGAATATGCAACAGCTAGATTTGTGGAGTAGATTACCTTTGACCGCCAAGCCGCATATCCAGGCTTCGCATTCTTTGCCTCAAATACTTTGTCGGTCTCGCTCCACTTCAAAGCTATTGCATCGTATGCCTTTCTAAAATCTGCAAGCGTTGAGCCGCTCGCTATCGCTTTATCCACCGCGCTCCTGAAATCGGAAAGAACGTCATCCCTCATTGCACCGGCTACAGCAAAAGCCCTGCTGTGCATAATGCCTTTAAGGTCATACCACCTCTCCGTTGGCATATTAACCTTTTGGCGGAAGAAATCAAGAGCTTCGCGGTATGCGCCATCCTTGAACTCGAAATCAACTGGGTTTTTGCCGTCTTTCACGCAAGCCCCGCCTCTCTCATAATGTCAAACCTGCCAGCGAGGTCGGCGGCTAAAAATGCTGCCTGCATTTCTTCGCCCATTGCCTCCACCGGAATCTCCGCATAAAGCCCAATCAGCCCATCACGCACCTCTTCCAAGCTTTTAGCGTTTGCCACCAGCTCATAAATAGGGTCGGTCAATCCCTTGGCAGCACTTGCCAAACCCTCCGCAAACTTAACCGCCGTCTCCCTGTTTGCCTGCCTCGGCTTCGCTTCCGGTTTTTCGGCGAACATAGGACCGGATGCAGAGTTGGATATTTCGGCGATATGGTCGGGAGCTATTCCGTACAAATCAATGAAATGCTTTTCCGTGAATCTAATTCCGAGGTCGTGCAGCTTCTTGTCCCTGTCCAGCTCCCCTGTTTGCATATCCTTCGGCTGCGCGAACTGGAACCAGGGTATTTCCGCATCCTGCGGCCAGTTTATTTCCCATATCCATTTCAAAAGGGTGTTGAAAGCCGCTTCCACCATCGCGCAGTCATCCGTTGTAAGCTCCGCCCTCACGTCATTGTGCACTTCGCCGAGTGCTCGCGTTCCCCCGCTGTCCGTTTGCTCGGTGGTTAGCGTTTCGCCCAGGAATGCTTTTGACATTTCCCTGTCTGCCCACCGCACGATGGATTCGTAAGGCAGGTTGTTGCCTGTTTTGCTTTCCACCAGCTCAATGGAGCCATTGTCGCTGATCACGGCAACGGCATCCCTAATCAACCCGTGCAGAACCTTCGCAAGATCCTCCCTTTCTTTTTCCGTTGCGGAGAACGGCATTTTCCCCACCGCTTTTGGCAAGCCGAATTTCTCTGCGAAAAGTGCCCAGAACTTCAGCCCGCCTTTTTTGAGCGTGAGAGGCCAGAAGCATTCGGACAGCAACGCTTCGCCGTACGGGTTGCTTGCGGTGGCATTGTTCCGCACGAGCAGAAATTTGTACGGTGGTATAGGTCCGTTCTTTTCATTCGTGAATTCCAGCTCTCCGGCTTTTGAGAATTTGAAAAGCTCCTGCGGCTTGTCTATGAGCATGGACGGCAGCAGCATTCCGTTTGTGTTCTCCCAGACTATTTCAGTAACTTGGTACCCGAAATCCAGTGCCTCCAGCATCCGCTTTATCGCATCCCTCAGTCCTATGTTCCAGAGATGCGTTTCAATGTCCCGCGCTTTGTCATAGCTTCCCTGCCCGCTTTGCAGCGACCACGATTTGGAGCTGACCGCCGCATTGCGCTTTCTGCGCACCGATCCCAGATGCCCGTCCTTCATGTCTCTGTAAACTTGTATCCTGCCGCCCTGCGCTTTCAAAACTGGGTCTGGGTTGGGCAGGTAGTTCAGCATCCCCATTCCGAGTAGGTCAGCTTCCTGAAATTTGACGGTTAAAACGTTCAAATCTGCCTTTTTTGTCTCTTTTTTTGCCATCTGCGTTGCCTCGCTTTTGTAATCCTGTTCAAACGCTGTTTAAACTCGTTCAATTTTCGTTTAAATCGCTTCAATGTCTCTTTGGTAGGGTCGGGTCTCCAAAGGGCTTAGAACCCCCTTAAAATGCGTTCCATGCTTTCACCCTCGTTCCACGGGTTTGAGCTTGCCGCCCAAGGCATCCCTTTTTGCTTCCCCCCTGCGTGCAGGGCAAGCGCCAAAGCCCAGAAATGGTCGCCGTGCCCTGCTTTTGTCTCTGCCGCATCGTAGCGCGTGTTGCCAGCCGTCGTAACTATTTTGCGGACCGAGTGCAAAGATTCCCTCTGCTCATCGTCTTTGGGTATGAGTATTGAAATATCCTGGAACGCTTTTTCAAGGGATATTGCTAAATCTTCCTTTGCCGCTCCGGTGAATGTCACTCCCTCTACTCTTGTCCTGCCGAATCGTTCCTGCGCTCGCTCGCAATACTGGTCGCCCAGCCCTGTTTTGTCAAGGCAGGCACGGCGTAGATTTGGGTTTGCCAGAAGCTCGTACAAAAATTCCTCTTGCTTGCTCCACGGCACATTCTTCATAACCCTTAGGTAGCGTGTAGTGTAAATGCTTCCGGTTTTCTCAAGGACGTAAATAGTGCTGCAATGGTTTCTGCGAGCCACGTCCTGCCCTAGGTACAATTCTCCTTTCAAGTCTTTGGGCGATGCCAGCAGGTTCTCCCTTTCGCAAGCCTGTATCAGAGTGTATGGCAGCATAACGCACGATTCATCCTGCGGCTCGCACAGGTATTCCTGCCTCCACGCGCTTTCGGTGAGGCATCCTTGATGCTCGGTCGCGAGCCATTCCTCTCGTTCCGCTTTAGTCAACTGCCTTCCCAGTATCCTGTCGGCAAGCCCTTCTTCCACGGCTAGGGTTATAGGTACTCTATGTACTGAATATCCAGTCTCATCCGATTTTTCTATCAGCTTGTTGAACACGCTGTTTTTGCCGTTGTGGGTGGAGAGTATTCTCATAGCGTGCCCCCACATCACCGCCGGCTTCGCCGCTGCCCACATCTTTTCCGCGTTGTCGTGCCACGCTGCCTCGTCCCACACTATCTTGCCGCCTTTTGAACGGAATGCCTTTGGGTTGCTTGAGAGCGTTGTTATCTTGCTTCCGTTTCCAAATTCGATCGCCAGGCTTTTAATCCCTTTGCTTTCGTCAAGAAATTCAATGCTCGGCTCATCGCCCTGCGTTTGCTCAATCACTTTCGCTATCGCGTTCAGCTTGATAGCCCAGTCGGAGCAGTAGTCTATGTACTCGCTCGCCGCCGTCATGTCGGTTGAGGAGAAATAAACTTTGAGGTTTTTGTTTGCGATGCAGTCAAACACGTCTTCGTATGCTTGCGCGAAAGTCCCGCCAATCCTGCGGCTTTTCTCAAATATTTTTATGCGGCTCCTGTCATTGAGCCATCTCATTTGGTATGGCAGGAAAAAGGATTTCAAGACCCCTCGCCATTTAGAATCTTGTTTATTTTTTCCAATGCTTCGCTTGTGCTTAGTTTGCCTTGCTTTGCCTTTGGCGAGTTTATTTCGTTTTTCCGCGATAGTCCTATGCTTTTGACAAGTATGCTGATGCGCTCGTAAAGCTCCATATCCACATCTTCATTGGCGGCACGCTTTTTCTCTATTGAGCGTATGATGTTGGCGAGTTCAATATTGAGCGAGTGGCTAGTGTTCTCTTTTGCCCGCACGAAGGAAGCTCTCTCTTTTCCCCATTCGCCTGTCGCTTTCCAGTTCTGCAATGTCCTGTACGCGATGCCAAGCTCGGCGGCTATTTCCGTCAGGCTCATCCCGTGCATCACATAAAGCATTCTGGCGTAGTCGCCGTTTTCGTTCTTTTTGGTCACTCTGCTCCTCCCGCGTGGTTTCTCCTGCCTGAGCTTATGCAGCACTGCTCCGTCTGCCTCATGAGCGCCTCAATCCTGGCATCGCTCTTTTTGATCTGCTCCACGAAGAGGTCGTACATTTTATCCTGAGTCTCCTGCATCTGCACCCAGATGAATATGGTGGTAGCCAGGAATATCGCGCCTAGCCCCATCCTTCCGAATACAACTTCGAATGCTTTTTCCAAGAATTGCTTTTCCATTTTTTCTCCCTTTTGCCCCAACAAAAGAAAATAATAGCTGGGGACGGACAAAAGACGTGACATTGTCCACTCCGTTTGCGTACTCCCTTGTTTATTTTTGCCAATATGAATACACAAGTTTCTGAAAGCGGTAAATGGGTTCAGGCTATGAAGCCTGGGACATTCAAAGATTTCTCCGGCGTTGAAAGAACTTTCACGCCGGAAGATATTGCAAGCATAGCAAAAGGGGTGCAGGCGCAGGTAGGCAACAGCTATATGCCGCCTATGGTCAAGGGGCACCCGGCGACCGACAGCCTGCGCGTTGCTTCGATAGTTGATGCGAAAGTTGGCGACAAAAACATTCTGATGTTGAAGGTGGATAAAGCGGAGCCTAAGTTCGCAGAGGAAGTGAAGAATGGGGAGTACCCGTACGTGTCCGTGGCTCTATACAAAGATTATTCAAAAGGCATCAAGCATCTTGGTGCGCTTGGCGCGGCTGCCCCTGCAATCAAAGGGCTTGAGCCTGTGCAGCTCGCAGAAGGCGAAGAAGTGATTTGCTTCGCATCCAATTTTGGTTATAACCTTCAGTACGTTATAAATACAATAGGCAAGTTTTTCCGCCGGCTTAGGGAGAAACTGATTGAGGATAGCGGCATTGAGGCAGCGGATGATATATATTCCGAATGGGATATTAGGTTATTGGAAGATTTCAAGCCGCCAAAGGAGAGCCTCGGCGACTCGCAGGAGTTCGCCGAGGCTGATGGCGAACAAAAAAAGTCCGAGAGCACGGAACTCGAAAAAGAGAACGAATCGCTCAAGGCAGAGTTAGAAGCGTTAAAATCTGAGAAAGCCAAGGCGGAGGCGGCAGCGAAGAAGAACGCATTTGCCGAGAAGCTGGAATATTTGCAAAAGGCAGGAAGGCTGGGAGCGGGCCAGAGACAGCAGTTAGAAAAAATATTTGAGCTCGTAGGCTGCGGCTCCCTATCATTCGCCGAGGGGGAACAACATGAAGATATTGAAAAAAAATTTTTTGATTATTTGGACTCGCTACCTAGCGTGGTTAAGACGGGCGGATTCGAGTTTGCAGAAAATAGCGGCGGAAGCACAAACGCAGACGTCAGCGCAAAGATACAAGAGCTAGTGAATAGCAAAGGCTGCACTTACGCGGAGGCAGCGAAAGAACTCACCAAAGGGAGGCAATAATGAGCAATACGAATGGGAACGTGTTCAATTACACGACCGAAGGAGCGGCGATACCCGCAAGGCGCATCGTTAAATATGGGGCAAAGAACGACAGCCGCGCTTTAGCGACTGGAGCGACCGGGCTCGCAGGAATAACAACCGATGTCGGCGAGTCCGAGGCGGGGCAGCGAGTGGACGTGCAGGAGGATGGCGAATGCCAGCTCCAGCTCGGACAGACGGTAGCCGCAGGCGACTGGCTGACCGCAGACGCTCAGGGCAGGGGCATTGTAGCCGCAAGCGGCGAGGTGATCGCCAGCGCGAAAGAGAGCGGCACGGAAGATGAAATTATCAGAGTGAACATAACAAGGTTTTTGAAACCATAGGAGGAACAATGAGAGCAAAAACAATACTTTTCGTAATTCTTGCGCTTTGCACTGTGTGCGGCGCGATGGATTTCTTGCCGTCAATTTTTTCATTTGACAGCGAAACAATGCTGGCGATGCCAGTCCTTGCCGCACGTTACGCGGTCACGCCGGAGCAGACCGGCATGATGATGGCTTACAAGAACAAGGAGTTTATCGCGGATTTAGCGATGCCTATAAAAAAGCTGCTTGGCAGCAAAACGACATTCACATTCTTGGAACGCAACCTCGCGGACGGCTTCACAGTTCCGAATACGTTTGTCGGTAGGATGAGCAAAGTCAATAAGGTGGATTTTAAAGTTGAGGAAAGATCCGGTAAATGCAACGCGCACGGCTTGGGCGACATAGTAACTCAGGATGATATAGATGAAGCGGATGGCAATGTAGGTGATCTCGTGTCTGATAGCTTACAAGATACAATGAATCTTGTGCTTCAAGCCAGGGAGAAAAGAGTTGCTGATATAGTGCAGAGCGCGAGCAACTATCTAAGTGGCAAAGTTTTCCCTGTTGCTACCGCTAATAAATTTGATGCAGAACATTCCAACCCTCTCAGATACATCCTTGAAATCCTTGAAGAAGGCATTGTGCGTCCGAATAGGATGATTATAGGTCAAAAGGCATGGACTGCGCTGCGCACCAATCCAATGGTAGTAAAAGCAGCGCATGGGAACGCTGGCGATTCAGGTGTTGCCTCTAGGCAGGCTGTAGCCGAGCTGCTTGAGCTTCAGGAAATTATCGTTGGTCAAAGCTTTATGAATACAGTCAAGAAAGGCAAAGAAGCTGCGCTTGTTCCTTGCTGGGGCGATAGCGTGGCTCTGCATTACTGCGAGCCTACCGCCGATGGCAAAAGAGGGCTTGCATGGGGATTGACGTTCCAGAGCGGCGAACGCTACGCGACCACTGAATGGAGCAATGATTACGGTCTCAAAGGAGGCTATGATGTCAAGGCTGGCGCATACTGGGCTGAGACTGTGATGGCAAAAGGCGCGGGAATGCTTCTAACCGGAGTTATCTCCTAAATGTACTGCACGGCGGAGGACATAGCGGGGCACGTGCCGAAAGCTAGGCTCATAGAGCTTACTGACGATGCGGAGCCCGGAACAGGCGAAATCAACGCCGAGATAATCTCTAAAGCCATAGAGGAATCCGCCGCAACTATAAACGCGCTCATTGGCGGCAGGTATTCCTTGCCGCTTGTGGGCGAGCAACCGATAATAAAAAAAATATCCATTGACCTGAGCATATACAATCTTTTTGCAAGGCACGCCGATTCGGAAGAATTCAAAGGAGCGTGCAAAAGGCACGACAACGCAATGAAACTATTGCAGATGATAGCGGACGGCACAGTGACGCTCGGCATTGCCGAGGCAGAGGGCAAGCCGGGATTTTTCGCCAAGTCTTATGTTGAAGGAGGACCGGCGCAGTTCACGATGAATTCAATGAGGAGCTTGTGATATGGATGCTGGCATGATTGAAAAAGTGCTCTGCGATTTTTTTAAATCGGATAAAGAAAATTTCCAGATAGTAAAAGAATCTTCGCATATTTCAGAGATAACTCGCCCCGCCCTGTCTTGGCAGGCATCGGGCGCAAGTTTTGAAACCGGCGAGAGCGGCGAGCGCATTGAACGCTTGCACATAGTGTGCCTTGCGGTAGAGAAGAACGTTGCCAACGAAGCTAACCGCAGGCAGGCGGCGCACGAGCTGGCAGATAAAGTAATTGCGAAAATAAACGGCATTTCGTTAGTACTAGGGAATGGGGAGCGGACAGGAATTTTCCAAATTGATTCATGGCAGGATGCTACTGACGAAACCGCGTACGAGAAAAAGCTGATGGTTGTGCAGCTTGAGTTCTCCATGCCTATGCCCCCGCGTTCACTAGCGGGGACATATACAGAATCAGGGAACGAATCGCTGAAGGAGTGCATAAGGCTTGCCGCGAAAGTAATTTTGGAGAAACCGCCATTCGATTTTGAGATTATGCCAACCTCCGCTAGTTTTAATCCTGTGAAAGAGAAAACTCTCGCAAAAGTTGCATGGAGCGGGCAGAGCGAAACAACTGGTGTTTATGCGCATAGCTTTATGCGCAGGCGCGACACATTGCTCATAACTATAGCCACTCCCAACACGATTGAGGACTGGCAGGACAAAACATCATTGCTTGAGCAAAAATTCAATTTCTCTGAAATAAGCCAAGAAGCGATTAAAGAAAATTTACCAGAAAAATATTCTAAAGGCGTTGGCAACGTGGAAGTCGCGGAGATAAATGTCATTGAATCCGGGCTACCGGGCGCGTATGCGCTGGCTAAAATATCAATAACTGTTGATTATTCAATTCAAAGGAGTGAGTAATATGGATATAGCATTGTACAAAAACAGAAGTATTGGCTTTGCACGCGAAGCAGAGAACGGCGTTCCCGTTGCCACGGTTGGCGCGGACGGCTACGGATTGGAAGTGACTGAGGTTGCGGCATCCACCGAGGCGGAGCAGATAGAGAAAACCGTGTTCAAGGCAAGTATAAGCTCAGGACCGAGCAGAGTTGGGAAAGTTTCTGCAACTGTATCAGTTGCAGGAGAACTCAAAAACGCCGGCACTCCTAACCGCAAACCGAAAATCGATGCGGTTCTGCAAGCCGCAAGGTTCCAAAGCGAGCCTGTGCTAAAAATGACTGTGACCGGAACCGGTGAAGCTATTGAACCAGGGAAAACTTTAATCTCCGCGTATAATGCTAAGGGACTTATTGTAGGCTTTGAAGATAATACCTTGTACTATGTTTCGCGAAGCGAAACGCCTTTTAAAGTTGGAGATAACTTATTCGGCGTTTCGTTGCAAGTAGCAAGCCTTGATGGTCCGGCTGGATTTTTATACAGGCCTAAATCCGACCAAGATTCTCAAAAAACCTATACTCTTGCCGTGAATGACGGTGGTTTAAAAAAATGGGTTTACGGTGCGGTTTGCACATTCAGCATGGAATTATCAACCGATAGCTACCCCTCGTTCGCTGCTGAATTCACCGGTATAGCGAGCAAAGAAGACTGGGGAACACCATCGCCTCCGCTCCCAAGCGGAATCGCGTGGGAAAGTCATCAGCCTGCTATAGTCAAAGATGCTCACGTGCGCATTGGAGCTGACTACGCTCCAATTACATCATCAATAAGCGTGGATGCGGGAAATGAAACTTATCTAATGCCTGACCTGAATAGCGAAACTTGGCTTAAATTCGCTGTGGTCACTTTAAGGAACGGTACAGCAACAATGGCTGTCACTGCAGACATAGGGCAAAGCGCAGCACTTTACCGAAAATTGTTCGCTGGCGAAGTTGCTTCCATGAGCTTCAGGATAGGCAGCGGTAGCGGCAACCAAATAGACATACTTCTTCCGGCTGTGCAATACGCAGGAATAGCAGAAAGCGACCAGAACTCGTTGCTAGGGCAGGAACTTAATTTGAAGTTGACCGGCGAAGACGATGAAATAATGCTTTGGTTCAGATAGGGGGTAAAAAAATGATTTGTAATACAAGAAAACTAAAAGAGATAGAAATTGACGGAGCGAAATTCTTTTGCCGCCCGCTCACCACATTGCAAAAAGTAGAGCTTGCTGAAGTGTCAAAACATGAGGATAATGACCAATTACAAGCTGTTTATAAGGGCGTTGAATACTTATTTAACAACTCTATAGAAAATACAACTGGACTGAAAGATTATGAAGGCTGTGAGGTGGATTTTGAGAGTGTAAACAAAAAGGAACTCGCCGAGGGTTTGGAAATAAGTAGTGCGACCGCTATAATTAATGCTCTGCTTGAGATAAGCACACTTACGGAATTGGATAAAAAAAAATTATCACAGCAAGCGCAGTCTGGCACGGAATAATCAAAGGCGATGGGAAGGGATTCGAAATATGCGGCGAGAGAGTTCAAGAAACAGCGAATGGCTACATTTTCTCCGGAGCGGGAGAAGATTTCCGACTCCTTCTAAATTTTCTATACGCTTGGGAAAAGCACGGCACCCTGCCCTTCCCCGGTTCCCTATCCGAGCAGCCGAGCGTGTTCATGCAGGCAGTGGAAGCGTGGGATGCCGCCCCCGGCATTTTTGCCCAGCAGAGGGAGAAAACGCGAAAACTGCTGAAAGGAATGGGGGCTTATAATGGCAGGAAATAATGTTAAAATATCTGTAAGCGTGGACAACGACAACGCTGTCAAAGGGCTTGGCGAGGTGGGGAAAAGCTTAGACGATGCTGAAAAATCTGCCAAGAGTTTCTTTGCCAATGGTAGCGTTTGGGCGAATAGTTTTTCAACCGCTATTGGCAGCATGGCTGCTAATTTGGTTCGTAATGCGCTAAGTGCACTGAAGAATTTCGGCGCGGAAATGCTGCGTGATGCCGACCACTGCCGCAAGCTATCCGAAGCACTCGGAATGAGCGCGCAAGACGTGGCGGGCTTTGAAAGGGCGGTGCAGATAGCCGGCGGCAGCGCGGAAGGTTTCGGCACGGCTATGCGCGGACTTGCAAAAGCCTTGGATCCTGCCGAAGTGACAGAAAATCGCAAGGCATTGGAACAGTTGGGCATATCTGTTAAAAATTCCAACGGCGGCTTCGTTTCCCAAAAAGAATTGCTGCTAAGGGTGGCAGATGCCTACAACGCAGAAACGGATGCTACCAAAAAAGCACGTATAGGGATGGAGGCTTTTGGCAGGTCGGCTGGTGAAATGACTGTGTTCCTGAACCAGGGGCGGCAGGCGATAGAGGAACAAGTTTCTATGTACGGCAAAGCCAGCGGGTACACGGAAGATTATGCACGGACGATTGAAAAGCTCAATGATGCGATGGCAGAGGCAAAATTCGCGGCGATGGCTTTCGCCACAGCGATAACGGATAATTTTATTTTCGATGCGGCAATAACCGGGCTGAAGGATTTAACTACTTCATTCCTTAAATGGCGTGCCGCCAGCGAAGATAATAAAAAAACCGAGCATATAGAAAAACTCACGCAAGCCACGGCGGACTATTATAAATTGGTAGCCAAGGAGGGAATTGCTGCCGAAGGTACTAGCAAATCGTTTTCCAAGCAAATTGAGGCCGACTTTGAAGCTACGCGGGCCGGAGTAAGCAAGGCACAGAAGCTGACGGCAGAACTGAAGGCACTCAAAAAAGCTTACAACGAGCTTCTGGCAGAAGGGAACGAAAGCGCAGCCCAGTCGCTGAATATGGATATTAAAAACAAGCGGGAAGAAATTGAGCTATTCAATGACGAGATAAAAGCTAAGAAGGCAGCTAAAGATAAAGCGGACGCAGACGATGCAGCTAAGAAAGTCAAGGAGGCGGCAGCCGAAAAATACAAAAGCGAGACGGCGCAGTTAATGAGCTGGCTTGAAAAATTCAAGGAATCAAAAAAGACAGAAATAGAGCTGGCTGAAGCGGCTTATAAAAAAGAAATCGCAAGTTTGGAAGAGTTGAACAAAAGAAAAAAAATAAGCATTGACGAGCTTGCCGCTTACTCAAAGCAGGCAAAAATTGATTTGGATACGAAGCTGGAAGAATTAGAGAAAAAAAGGCTGGAGAAAGAGCAGAAGGAAACAGATGCCTTTTTCGCTGAGATAGAAAAAAGGGAAAGAGAACACAAATATCAATCGCTGCGATTGAAAGAAGCCCTTGCAAAAACATCAGAAGAACGTAGGGGTGTAGAGCTTGAGCATTTAAAAAATAAGTACGCGGAGGAAGAGCGACTTGCGAAAGAGACTGGTGTAGCTATTGTTGATATAAACAAAGCATATAAAAGTGAACTTGCGGATATAGAGAAAAAATACGCACAGGAAGCTGCGGATGCAGAGAAAGCGGCTATTGAAGCGAGTCTTGCTCTACGGGAAACCGCTGCGGCCACCGAAGAGGAGCGACTGAATGTGCAGCTTGAACGCATTAATATGCGCTACGATGCAGAGGTGCAAAAGGCTCTTGAAACAAATGCGAATATGATGGAGATTGAGCGAGCACGGGTGGCGGAAATAGAGGCAATAGAAAAACGCATTCAAATTGCTAGGGCCGAAACTGCTAACCAATATGCTAATGCCGCAGTGCAGATTGCAAAGTCGATGGGAACATTAGGTAAGGCAAGCGGCGAAAAAATGAAAGCGATAGCTATAGCCGAAGCTATAATAAACTCTTCTCTGGCATTTACTAAAGCACTTGCTTCTGCTCCGCCGCCATTTAACGGTCTTCTAGCATCAGCGGCACTCGCAAGTGGTATGGCGCAAGTAGCTAACATCAAGGCTCAAAAATTTGCAAAAGGCGGTGTAGTGGAAGGTAATTCATATTATGGAGATAAGGTTCCTGTGAAAGCAAATTCAGGCGAAATGATACTAAATAAGGAGCAACAGCAGAATTTACTGAATATAGCTAACGGAAAGGAACGAAGCGCCGAAAAGCCGGTTGTTATCAATTTTTCGCCACAGATAGCTCAGGGGATGGATTCCCTTCAAATCCGTAAAATGCTAAAAGAGAACCAAAACGTTTTTGAGAAATTTTTTGCAGGTTTATCAGTAAGCAAACCGAGTGGCATTGGGGTTTTTGCATGATTTTCAATGGCATAGAATGCGATATTATAAGCACTACAATAGCTTATGAGAGTGGGATAGAATGGAAAAATGCCTGCGGAAGGATATTTGGCATTGATTATGGAATAGAGACGGATCATGCAAGTACGAGTGTGATTATTTCTGGCGAAGTGGAAATTGTTAGTATTTTTAAAGCACGTGTTGAGGATTTTTTTGGTGAAAATGTAGATTTTCATTTTTCAGACGGTGAACTCCCATTTGGGCCACTTTACAACTGCGGCAAGGCGTGTACGCTTATGGTTTTAAAATCCGGTGATTTAAAAACCACCGAGAAAGGAAGTTCTGAATATGAGTTCACACTTGCAACATACGGAACTAAATTGCCATTTAAATACCCATCATTATCTTTAGAGCTTAATAATTTCGCAGTTCAAAATGTGAGCCGAGAGAACACTCCCGATTCAAATAATGCTATGCTTATTAACGGCTGGTCTGTACATGCACACGATTGGACTGATAGAAGGTTTTCTTTAACACTTTCAGGTTCTTGTGATAAGCTCGGCGGAACACTTAGGTGGCTAATTGAGCGGCGGACACAAACTTTCGGGTTAAGTTGTTATAATTCCATGTCCCTGATAGATGGACATTCTGCGGAAAATTTAGCGATCTTAGCTTTTGGTAATCTTAAGCGCGTAGGTAATTCTGGCATTTGGGAGGTGGATTTGCTTTTTGGGGAGGCTTCACCTTGAAAACAATTTACTCGCTAGACATAGACACGGGCAGACAAGATTTACATTCAGACCCTGCCGCTAATTTTTTCGGAGGAGTTTACTACCTATCCACTATTATACCGGGATGGTTGGATAGCTCTTCATTGGGCTCTATTTCCCAAGAAAACATGATTTTGTTTGGTGGTGAATTCTCGCTTATAAATAATGTCAATATTGAAATTTTATCCCCTGAAATTATAAACCACTCTTCGTCGAATGGCATAAACTTAATAGATGCTAAATGCTCTTTGAAAGCAACAACTAAAAATGTAGAAATAGAAGTCTTCAAAAACATGCGTGTTATATCTTATTCCCAAGAGAGTTTCGCGTCGTTTAAGCTTACACTTGCTGATGCTGCATTTGCAGACGCATTTGTCATAGCTGCTACTATTCCCATGAAATATGGTGGCGGTGATTTACCACTTATCGTGGGTGGAAATCAATTCTTAAAAGTAAAAAAAATTAAGGAAATTAATGCAACTTACAATCAGGGACATTCTAACCTTGCGCTTGAGTATGGCCGTACATTTGCAGTGCGACATGTATCAAATGATAAAGAGAGAATTGCCATCGAAGTTGAATGTTATGGGATTTTCGCGGGCGACACATTGGAAGTTATAGCTGGTAAGGGCAAAGGAAAAATATATGAAGTGCTGTCGTCTAAGAAAGAAAGTGGAGTATGGAAAGTTACCTTAGATGCTCCGTACGAGAGCGATGTTCTACAGGGTTCGGGCGAGTATGTTGCTAATAGTAATGTAAATACTCCGCATTTTCAAGGCGTGACTGCTCTCCCTATATTGTTCATGCTTTACACTAATGCGAACCAAGTGACTAGATTACCGCTAAACAATGCGCATATTTTTTTGAATCCGAGCGATGCGGAAGATAAAATAACTTTGGGAGAATTGTCTATATGTAGAGTAATAACTCCAAAACGTCTCTATGCTGTTGCTCCGGCAGATAAAGCTGTTCCGTCAGCAATAAATGTTTTTGATGATTTTGGGAATGTAAAAATAATAACCCTGCCTGATGCAGACAATGGACGAGTCATTTACCCTCAATGCCGTTATGTGGGCGGTGAATTAGCGGGAACTTCTATACATAATCCGAAAGCCGTCTTAGAAAGGCAAGATGTTCACGTCATTAATGGGAGTTCGGTTAGCCGAGATTTTCAGAAAGTGTTCACAATGAAAACGCTTTATGATAGATGGTCTTCGTACTCAGGCTTTGCGGTTGGTGCGCAAATATGTGTGCAATGGGAATTGGATAGAGATTTTTCAAGTGAATGGTTAATCCCCGCTTTTGGTTTAAAAGCGGAAGGGACACGCTTTTATATTGGAGCACGCGCTCTACTACTCACCGATGACGGCGTAACTCTAGCGTCTAAAGAATTTTTCGCAACGCGACTGCCAAATACAGGCACTGAAAATCTTGAGTATAGCTTTGTGCCAGGATTGATTTCTATGACTGGCGACAACTCAAATGGTGGATGGGAAGGGATGGATGAGGCTTATAGAGTAAGTTATATAAAAAAAAGAGAAAACTTAGCGAAGCAATTAAGGACAGCTTTGAAGTTTGATACAATTTTACCTAGGACAAAATTTGTTTGTCTTCAAGTTGCCTTTCTGCCTCAATCTGCATCAAATGACACTCTTTATGACGTGAATTTTAGGGATGAGGGTATTATTGTCGGTGACGCCGAAGCGGAATTGGAGTATAGAAATTTACCATTAAACTCATCCGGCGCAAATCCTATAGATGCGACTATGGCATTATGTTATTTCTGTAAAATCAATTATAATAGGAAATCCTTTATGGTCGCATCGGATGATATGCGTTCTAAAGACGGTATTTGGACTTACAACTGCCATTCATATTATGAAATTGGAAAGAGCGATTCATTACCAGAAAAAATAGCTGAGGCGTGTAGAGCTGCTAATTTTTCAGTCATGTCGGACGGCTCAAATTTAGAAGCAAAATTTCTCGCATCTGAATCAGGGAAAACCATTGTATTTACTAATCGGAATGTAATTAAAGAGTCATTCGATATAGAATATGCTAATCAAGCTTCCTGCGTGACTAACTGGAATTTTACTATGAATATAGACGGCAGCCAAAAGTTTCTTTCCGTCAATCCGCTAGTTGAAATATTTCCAGAGGCATCAAAATGGGAAAGAAAACTTGGGGAATTACATACTTTAGTCACCATATCCTCCTTCCTAATATGAATATATAAAGTCCGGCAAGAAATTTCAAGAACCCAAAAATGGATTCGCAACATTATATATTATGTAACCCCTCTCTCCCAAACAGTCCCATAGCGATCCAAAACAGCATTATCATAAAGAATAGTTCACCAACAAAATGTCTCTCAACATAAGGTGAATTAAACTTTACTAGATTTTGGCGAAGTGGCAATGTTCGTCAATACGATAAACGAAATGGATTGCGTGGAAGGCATTAAACGGCTTGAGGACACAAGCATTGATATTGTCATAGCAGACCCGCCGTATAATGTCGGGATTGATTTTGGATTCGGCACGGATATAATGCCTTGGGATGAATATTTCTCATGGTGCGATGTATGGATTGCTGAATGCTTGCGAGTTCTTAAACCGAGCGGTACGCTGTTCATATACGGCTACCCCGAGATATCCGCAAGGATTTCCACGAGGTTCTCCATTGAAAAACAGCGGTGGCTCATGTGGCACTATGCGAATCACAACATACCTCACGCCCTATTCTGGCAACGTTCCCATCAATCCATCGTCTGCCACTGGAAAGGCAAGAAACCTATGTTCAACCGCGATGCGGTAAGGGAACCTTATACTGCAGCCACTCTCCGGCAAGATGGCAAAGTCAGGGCACCCGCGAAAAACCGATTCGATATGTTCGGCACCAAACAGATAGTGACCCGCGCCCACCCAGATGGAGCGTTGCCAAGGGATACATTCATCATACCTGTGTCTAGCGCGGATAGAATTATATATTGCAATACTTGCAACCATATTGTTACCCCGAAGCATCGTCCTGAGCACAAGGGTCACGACTTGCTGACCCATCCCACGCAAAAACCTTATGCCATCACTGAAAAATTGATTCTGTCGTGCAAACCCAAGGGCGAGTTCCTAACCCTCATCCCTTTCTGTGGCTCGGGGTCGGAGTGCTTGGTAACCCTAAAGCACGGCGG